CAGGATCTGACCTTAAAGCACCAAGCAAGAAGGTTGGAAATCCCAGGAGGGCATCCTTCTGCGCTAGAATGAAAGGAATGAAAGCAAAGTTAACTTCTAAGAAAACTGCCAGAGATCCAGATTCTAGAATCAATAAATCACTACGTGCTTGGAATTGTTAATTGAATTATGCCTGATGATGTATACCTTGGTAATCCGAATCTAAAAAAGGCAAACACGCCTATTGAATTTACTCAAGATCAAGTTTTAGAATTTGTTCGGTGTAAAAATGATCCTGTTTACTTTGCAAAAAACTATGTAAAAATTGTTTCTCTTGATGAAGGTCTTGTTCCCTTCAAACCATACGACTTTCAGGAGAAGTTAATTAATAACTTCCATGAGAACAGATTTAACATCTGTAAGATGCCACGTCAGACTGGTAAGTCTACCACCTGTGTGTCATATCTTCTACACTATGCAATTTTTAATGACAGCGTTAATATAGGTATACTTGCAAACAAAGCAGCAACAGCAAGAGAGTTGTTGGGTAGATTACAAACTGCATATGAAAACTTACCCAAGTGGATGCAGCAAGGCATCATGGTTTGGAACAAAGGTTCATTAGAGTTAGAAAATGGCAGTAAGATATTGGCAGCATCTACGTCTGCAAGTGCTGTCCGAGGTATGTCATTTAACATCCTCTTTCTCGACGAGTTCGCATTCGTACCGAACCACGTTGCTGACTCGTTCTTTGCCTCTGTTTATCCTACTATTACTTCTGGTAAAAGTACCAAGGTAATCATTGTATCTACTCCACACGGTATGAATCACTTCTACCGTCTATGGCATGATGCTGAAAAGGCTAAGAATGAATATATCCCAACTGATGTTCACTGGTCAGAAGTTCCAGGTAGAGATGAAAAGTGGAAAGCACAAACCATTGCTAATACCTCAGAACAGCAATTCAAAATTGAGTTTGAGTGCGAGTTCCTTGGATCTATTGATACTTTAATTGCTCCAAGCAAACTTAGAACATTTGTATATGATAATCCTAAGACTAAAAATGCTGGATTGGATGTTTATGAAGAACCTCAGCAGAAACATGATTATGTTGTAACTGTTGATGTTGCAAGAGGTGTTGGAGAAGATTATTCAGCCTTTGTAGTCGTTGACATTACAACATTTCCACATAAAGTTGTATCAAAGTATCGGAATAATGAAATCAAACCGATGCTATTCCCCAATATTGTTTGGGAAGTATCAAAAAGTTATAACAATGCATTTGTTCTTTGTGAAGTAAATGATATTGGAGATCAAGTTGCAAGCATTCTACAATATGATCTTGAATATCAAAATCTGCTTATGTGCTCTATGAGAGGCCGAGCAGGGCAGATTGTTGGTCAAGGATTTTCTGGTAAAAAGACACAACTAGGTGTCAAAATGTCTAAGACAGTTAAAAAAGTTGGATCACTCAACTTAAAGGCATTAATTGAAGAAAATAAATTACTATTCAATGATTATGAAATTATTAGTGAGTTAACTACATTCATTTCCAAACACAACTCTTTTGAAGCAGAGGAAGGATGTAATGATGATCTTGCAATGTGTTTAGTAATCTATGCATGGTTAGTTCAACAAGATTACTTTAAAGAGTTAACTGATCAAGATGTTAGAAAGAGATTATATGAAGATCAAAAAAATCAAATTGAACAAGATATGGCACCATTTGGGTTTATGTCTGATGGACTAGAGGATAATAGTTTTGTTGATGCTCAGGGTGATCGATGGTCCAATGCATCAGTTGGTGAATATGGTGACATGTCATATATGTGGGATTATCAATAATGGACTTAGATGGACAAATACAATTAGGCCATCTTTTATTGCAAGATAGAAAGTGTAGAGTTTGTGGAGAAATAAAAAATTTAGTTGATGGATTTTATAGAACTAGAAAAGATAGAGGATCAGTTGCTTCTTCTTACTCATATGAATGCAAAGAATGTTGCAAGAAAAGAGTGAAGAAATCTAGAAAACAAAAACCAGATATACTATACGATTATCCAGATTGGTGATTCGCGTCATGTTTCCCCTGCGAAAAGTAAGTTTTTAATAAATATTTTCAGAACAAATGAGATTCACGGAGAAACAAAACATGGCGACTCCTCAATTATCTCCTGGTATAAGAATCAGAGAGGTTGATTTAACCGTAGGGAGAGCTGATAATGTATTAGATAACATTGGAGCTATAGCTGGACCATTTAGAATTGGTCCAATTGACGATCCAATTGAGGTTACTAACGAGACAGATCTCATTAGTGCATTTGGAAAACCTCTTTCAACAGACGCCCAATACGAGTATTGGATGAGTGCAGCGTCCTATCTTTCTTATGGCGGAGTCCTGAAAGTTGTTAGGACAGACGATGCAGATCTTAACAACGCTAACGCAGGTGTTGGTATGGCCAGCACGGCAGTGCTGAAGATTAAAAATTACGATGACTATCAGTCAAATTACAAATCTGCTACCGATTTTTATTATGCTGCCAAAAACCCAGGATCTTGGGCAAACTCACTTAAAGTTTGTCAGATTGATGACCTTGGCGATCAAAGAATCGGTATTAACACTGACAACCTGAGAAATGCAGGTGCTATCGTCGGACATGGTGTTACCGCACAACTTTCTGCAGTCATTCTTCCTGGTGCTGGAACTACAACTTCTTTCACTGGTTTCCTGAAGGGTATTATTACTGGAGTTACGACTGACTCTACTAACTCAAACAGCACAATTGACGTTAAGATTGTTGCTAGAGTTTCTGGTGCATCAACGGACACCGGAACCGAAACAAGAATTGATTATAAAGAGAAGGCACCCGAAGCATCATTCGATACTTCAGACGCTCTGATGTTTGTCAACAATGCCGGTATTAATACTGGACTTTCTGCAACCGTATCAACTTACACTCCTGATAGTGTTAAAGATTGGTATAACGAGCAAACTCTTAATCTTGAGAACTCCACGATTTATTGGAGCACGATTGCACCAAAACCAGTAACCAATCAGTATACCCTGAATCGTAGTGGTGAGAACGATGCTCTCCATGTTGTAGTTGTTGATGATTATGGCGTTGTTACTTGCATCGAAGGTAATATCATTGAGAAACATATTGGTCTTTCTAAGGCAGAAGATTCAATCTCTGCAGTAAATTCTCCACAAAAGAATTACTACAAAGACTATATCGCAGATTTCTCAACAAATCTGTTTGCTGGATATAATCCATCTGCAGCTGCCGATGCTTTCCATAAGACGATTGATGGTGAACCCGTTACTCCTAGAGCAACTGGATTCTCTACATCATATACTGCATATACAACTGGAGAAGGTCTCTGGGGCAGAGCTGCTCAAAATAATGTCTTTGCTGCTCTTGGAAATGTTTCTTACTCCCTTGGTGGTGGTGAGGACTATAGTGCAGGAGTACCTGCCAGAGGTTCAAATGGTGGCATGGCTGCAACTCTTGGAGGTCTCAAAACATCCTATGAGTTGTTCCAAAATAAAGATGAGATTGCTGTAGATTACTTGATCATGGGCCCTGGTCTAGGATCAAAAGATCTTTCACAGGCAAAAGCAAATCATCTGATTTCTCTTGCAGAGGGAAGAAAAGATTGTATGGCAGTGATTGGACCACACAGAGCTGATCTGATCAACGTAACAAATACTGAGACTCAGACTGAAAACTTACTTAAGTATTATTCTTCAATCAATTCTTCGTCGTATGCAACATTCGATTCTGGATATGCATATAAGTATGACAGATTTAATAATGAGTTCCGTTATGTTCCAACCAACTCTGATGTTGCTGGATTGATGACTAGAACCACGATTAATTCGTATCCATGGTTCTCGCCTGCAGGTCAACAAAGAGGTATCCTCAACAACGTTGTCAAACTTGCATATAATCCAACTAAGGCACAGAGAGATCGTCTTTATCCTTCAAGAGTTAACTCCATTATCACAAAACCTGGTGTTGGAACACTTCTTTTCGGAGATAAAACTGCTCTTGGTTTCGCATCAGCATTTGATAGAATCAATGTTCGTCGCCTGTTCCTTACCATTGAGCAAGCACTTGAAGGTGCTGCTGAAGCACAACTCTTTGAACTCAACGATGAGTTAACAAGAGCAAACTTCAGAAATATTGTTGAACCATTCTTGAGAGATGTTGAGGCAAAAAGAGGTATTTACGGATTCCTCGTTATTTGCGACACAACCAACAACACTCCAGATGTTATTGATAATAATGAATTCCGAGCAGACATCTTCCTGAAGCCTGCAAAGTCAATCAACTACGTTACCTTGACCTTCGTTGCTACACGCACAGGCGTGAGTTTTGAAGAAGTCGCAGGTAGAGTTTGATCTAGATTAATCTAAATAACACTAGGAGGATACAAAAATGGCAACATCTAGAGAAAACAAAACTATTTCTCAATTTAAATCTGCACTCATTGGGGGCGGCGCACGCTCCAATCTATTTGAGGTAGAATTAACAACACTCCCAGGAGGGATTCCCTGGGACGCAGACAACTTTAGATTTATGTGTAAGGCAGCAAATCTGCCTGCTTCAAACATCGCTAATATTGATGTTCCCTTTAGAGGTCGTACTTTTAAAGTTGCTGGAGACAGGACCATTGATACTTGGACCATTACCATCATCAACGATGAAGGTTTTGCTCTCAGAACAGCAATGGAAGCTTGGATGGATCAAATTGCAAAGTTAGAAAATAACTTAGGCGCAACTCTTCCTGAAGCATATATGACTAATGCTTCGGTATTCCAACTTGGTAGAGGTTCTGTTGCAAGTAGCAGAAACAATTCAGGTGATTCCAACGTGGTCCTTGCTGAGTATGAATTTATTGATATCTTCCCAACGGAAGTATCTCAGATTGATCTTTCATACGATAGCAGCGATACTATCGAAGAGTTTACTGTTACTTTCCAAGTACAGTCATTCACACTCTCGAAAGCTGGCGGTCCTAATGGGTGATAAATAGTTAAAATCAACCATTAATCATTTCCAAATTATTTGGGTTCTCAATAGAGGACAATGAACCACTATCACCAAATGCGGTTTCCCCCGTCGCTCCTAACGATGAGGACGGGGTATCGCACTACATGAGTAGTGGTTTTTTTGGTACGCATCTGGATATAGAAGGTGTATATAAAACTGAAACTGATTTAATCAAAAGATATCGTGAAATGGCTCTTCATCCTGAAACGGATAGTGCCATTGAAGATATTGTTAATGAGGCTATTGTTTCTGATTCAAATGATAGTCCCATTGAAATCGATCTTGACAATTTAAATGCTAGTGATGGAATAAAAAATAATATTCGTAGTGAGTTTAAGCACATATTAAACTTATTGGATTTTGATAAAAAAGCTCACGAAATTTATAGAAATTGGTATGTTGATGGGCGCATTTACTACCATAAAGTAATTGATTTCAAAAAACCCGAAGAGGGTATTAAAGAACTTAGATATATTGATGCAATGAAAATGCGTCATATAAGAGTTCAGAAAAAAAATGATCCAAACAAACAGAGAGCTTCTGTCTTCAAATTAGAAGAAGATCCGATGGCTTATCAATTCCCAGAAATTGATGAGTATTTCATCTATAATCCAAAACTTTCGTATCCAACTTCTACCATTGCATCGCAAGGTTCGGATCAAGGAATTAAGATAACAAAAGATGCTATTTCATATTGCACATCTGGTCTGGTAGATCGTAACAAAGGAACTGTTCTTTCGTATCTTCATAAGGCAATCAAATCCATTAATCAACTTAGAATGATTGAGGATTCACTGGTCATCTACAGATTGTCCCGTGCTCCTGAGCGTAGAATTTTCTACATTGATGTTGGCAATCTTCCAAAGGTCAAAGCAGAACAATATCTGCGTGATGTTATGATGAGATATCGTAACAAACTCGTATACGACGCATCCACTGGAGAAATTCGTGATGACAAAAAGTACATGGCAATGCTTGAGGACTTCTGGCTTCCCAGGCGTGAAGGTGGAAGAGGAACCGAAATCACCACTCTCCCTGGCGGACAAAATCTGGGCGAAATCACTGATATTGAGTATTTTAAAAAGAAACTCTACCGTTCGCTTAACGT